ACTGCTCCAGTTATTGGGTCAGGTGATATTGGTTATGAAGTTGGAACTTCTTCTTCTGGCGCACAAATTGTTGCGACTCAAGCTGATGAGATTCTAGATGCAGGAACAACTGTTGTTGTCGGTAACGTAACATTAACCGCTTTAGTTCTGCAAACTCAAGATGGAGCAACTGCTCCCGCTTCTGTGCAATACTCGGCAGTAGCTCGCAACATCTTCTGTAACATTACTAACACCGTTAATGCTACTACAGCAGGATCGTTTACTTTTATTATTGAGTACGTTCAAGTAGCGTAATTGTTAAATATTAAGGGGTGCTATGCGCCCCTTTCTTTTAGGAGAATATAATGGCTGATGCAGTCGCAACACAAACAATTACAGATGGGGCTAAATTTGCCACATTTAAGTTTACCAATGTCAGCGATGGTTCTGGAGAAGCGGCAGTCAAGAAAATTGACGTATCTGCTCTTACCAAAGACCCCATGACGGGTCAGGCTTGCTCTAGGGTAGACATAAGCAATATTTGGTACAGCACTGTAGGTATGAGCGTAAAAGTCTTGTTTGATGCCTCTACAGACGTATTAGCGTGGCATCTTATTGCTGACTACTCTGATCAGTTAGATTTTTCTGGATTTTCTGGAATACCTAACAATGCAGGTAGCGGAGTAACTGGTGATATTATGTTAACAACCGTAGGACACTCTAGCGGTGACACTTACAGTATTATTATGAAAGTAATTAAATCTTATGGCTAGAAACTATAAGCTAGAGTATGCAAACTTTCACTCCAGACCTGAAGAGAAAAAACGCAGGGCAGAGCGAAATAAGGCTAGAAAGCTAATGGAGAAGAGAGGTCTTGTCAAAAAAGGTGACAACAAAGACGTAGACCACAGAGACAGGAACACTGGCAACAACTCGCCAAGTAACCTAAGAGTCTCTTCTAGAAAAGACAATAGGTCTAGAAATAGCAAGACAAAAGGTTAAACCAAAATTACAGATAGGGGTTTTTAAATGAAAGGTGTTAAACATTACAAAAGAGATGGAACTGAGCATAAAGGTTCTAATCACAAGATGTCTGACGGTACTTTGCACACGAATAAATCTCACACAAAATCTAGTGTAAAATTGTTTCATTTAAAAGATTTATCAGCTAAAGCAAAAGCTAAGGCAAAAAAGGGTTAATTCATGGCAACGCCTAGAAAAGGCAAGGCAAAGGTTAAGGTAACCTCGTCAGGCAAAAAGGTTAGCTATGGGCAATCAGGAAACGCTAAAGGCGGTGGCCCAAGGGTTCGTGCAGGGACATCTAAGGGAGACAGTTACTGTGCAAGAAGTCTTGGAATAAAAAAAAGGCTTTCTAAAAAGAAACAAAATGATCCTAATACTCCTAATAACTTGTCCCGCAAACGATGGAAGTGTTCTGGAGCTAAATCCAAAAGGAAATAAACATGGCAACTAGCGGAACATATAACTTTAACCTAGACCTTGGCGATGCTATTGAAGAAGCGTTTGAGCGAGCAGGGCTAGAGTTGCGTAGCGGTTATGATTACAGGACTGCCAGAAGAAGCATTAATCTTTTGATGCTTGAGTGGCAAAACAGAGGATTAAACCTTTGGACAGTCCAAGAAGGAACTCAAGCGTTAACTAGCGGTGATGGAACATATCCTTTAACCGGAGATGTTCTTGATATTATTGAAGCATTTGTAAGAACAAACAACGGAAACAGCAGTAACCAGTTTGATCAAACATTGACCAGAATATCAATTAGCCAGTACGCCCATCTATCTAACAAGTTAACAGAAGGCAAACCTTTGCAGTTTTTCCTTGAGAAAGACCCAAGCTCTGTAACTGTTAACTTATGGCCTGTCCCTGATGACACGGAAACATACACTCTTGTTTATTACTTTATGCAACGAGTTGAAGATACTGGATCACCTGCGTCAAACAATATGGATGTGCCTTTAAGGTTTCTTCCATGCTTAATTGCAGGACTTGCTTATCAGCTAAGTGTTAAGTACACCGAATCAAATCAAAAAGCGCCATTGCTTAAAGCTGAGTATGAAGAGCAGTGGAATCTTGCGGCAGATGCAGATAGAGAAAAAGCTTCATTGCATGTAACTCCCGGAGGATACAGGTTTTGACAGCATCTAAAGGCAAGCTTGCTTTTGGATTTTGCGACAGAACAGGGTTTCGTTATAAGCTAACAGACCTTGTTCCTCAGATACAAGATCAAAGACCTACTGGAATGCTAGTTGGTAAAGATGTTGTTGATGTTGATCAACCCCAGTTACAGCTTGGAAAAGTCGCATTTACCGACAATCAGGCATTAAGGAACCCAAGGCCTGACAGAGCATTAGATGAAAGTAGGGCTTTATTTGCGTTTAACCCTGTTGGTGGAGGTGTTACCGAGCTAGGTAGCTTTACTGTTGGGTTAGACATAGAATGCAATGCAGGAGAAGTTAAGGTGGTAATAGGCTAATGGCATTCACATACACTACATTAAAACAGACAATACAAGATTACTTGGAAACTACAGAATCTACTTTTGTAGCCAACCTTCCAACTATTGTTACGCAAGCTGAAGAAAGAATTTTAAAAGAAGTACAGCTTCCTGACTTTAGGAAAAATGTAACAGGCTCTTTAACTGCTAACAATCAATATCTTTCAGCCCCAACTGATTACTTAGGAATCTATTCTATAGCTGTTGATAACAGTGGGTATGAGTATCTTCTAAACAAAGATGTAAACTTTATTAGAGAAGCTTATCCTATATCTACAGTAACAGGAGTTCCTAAGTATTATGGAGTTTTTGATGAAAGAACACTTATAGTTGCACCTACACCAAGCTCATCATTTGACGTTGAGTTGCATTATTTCTACAGGCCAGAGTCAATTAGCGTTTCTGCTACAGGGACAAGTTGGTTAGGGGATAATGCCGAAAATGCGCTTTTGTATGGATGTCTGGTAGAATCTTATACATTCTTAAAAGGAGAGCCTGAGTTATTACAGCTTTATTCGGCTCAATACGCTGAAGCTGTTAGTCGGTTAAAGTCTCTTGGAGAAGGTTATGGAACTACAGACAGCTATAGATCAGGCGCAGTCCGCCAAGGTAGGAGCTAATTGTGATTGAAGTAGGATCGGCTGAGGCAGGTGTTGTTACTGTTGTTACGTCAGAAAATAAAGGGCTTGATGCAAGTCATTGGGCAGAAAGAGCAACAAGTAGAATTGTTTTTGTTGGTGGAAGTTGCCATCCTGCAATTGCAGATCAAGCAGAAGCATTTAAGGATCAAGTAAACGAAGTTGTAATGTTCTACATGGAACAAGCAATAAAAAGCGATAGAACAACATTAATCGCATTACTTGAACAAAACCAACACTCAGATACAGCAGAAATTATTAGGAGATTATAATGGCAATTTCGCAGGCAATGTGTACTTCGTTCAAAAAAGAACTGATGGAAGGAACGCATAACTTTAAAGCGTCAGGCGGTAACTCGTTTAAGTTAGCTTTATATACAAGCTCGGCTAGTCTGGGAGCAACAACAACTGCTTACTCTAGCACAAACGAAGCAAGTGGAACTAACTATACTGCTACAGGCGCGGCATTAACAAATGTTAATCCAACAACTTCAGGAACAACTGCATTTACTGACTTTGCTGATTTAACCTTTAGTAACGCTACAATTACGGCAAACGGTTGCCTTATTTACAACGACACCAATAGCGATAAAGCAGTTTGCGTATTAGCCTTTGGCGGAGACAAGACATCTACAGCAGGAGATTTTACAATACAATTCCCAACAGCCGATGCGTCAAATGCAATTATTAGAATAGCCTAGTAACTAATGGCTATTGTAAATGGTTTTGGCAGAGGTGGATGGGGACAGCTTACTTGGGGTGAGCCTATACCTGTTGTCGTTACTGGGGTTGCAGGAACATCTGCCCTTGGGAACGAAACTGTACAAGCAAATGCTGATGTAGATGTTACTAACAACTTAGCAACAACAGCCGTAGGTGCAGTAGCAGTTCAGGCCTTTGCTGTTGTAGGTGTATCTGCTGTAGCGTCTACACTTGGGCTAGGAGATGAAACATTAATAACAAACAACAACTTATCAGTTTCTGGTTTTGGTGTTACTGTAAGTCAGGGGTCTGTTGATACAGATGCCCAAGCGGTAATATCCGCAATAGGAAACCAAGCAGAGGCGCTTACACAATCGGTTCAAGTATGGAGTTTAATTAATGCAGGGCAAATTCCAAATTATACAATAATTAGCAACAATAAAATCCCTGACTGGGAAGAGGTAGCTTAAATGGCAACATACGTCAATAATCTAAGACTTAAGGAAATTGCAACAGGTGACTCCGCAGGTACTTGGGGAACAGAAACCAATACAAACCTTGAAATGATTGGTCAGGCTTTTGGGTATGGAACAAGAGCTATAGCAAACGCATCCACTGACAACATTACTCAAGGTGATGGTTCTTTAGATGTAGATCGGTCTATGTACCTTAAGCTTACAGGTGGTGGACAAGCTTGTACTATAAGTTTATTGCCAAATACTTCTTCCAAAATGTACATCATGGAAAATGCTACTTCCGCAACTCTTACATTTACGCAGGGTAGTGGAGCTAACGTAGCAATTCTTGCAGGAGAAGTTAAATTAATTGCAGGTGATGGTCTGGGGTCAGGTGCTGTTGTTTATGACTTGTTAACAGATTTAAACCTAGCGGGAGTTACCAAAGTTGACGATCTTGTTGTTGGCGATGATTTAACTGTTGTTGGCGATCTAGACGTAGACGGTATAACTAACCTTGATGTCGTGGACGTAGACGGTGCTGTAAACTTTGCGGCAGACGTAACCTTTGCTAATGGCGCAGATGTTATCACGGCTTCAGCAGGAACCTCTAACTTCCGCTTTGGTGTCAACGCAGGTAACAGCATTGTAAGCGGTGGTAACTTTAATGTCCTCATAGGTGATGAAGCAGGTACTGCGATTACTACTGGTGACGGTAATGTTGCTATTGGTTTTGAAACATTAAAAGCTATGACTACAGGCGAGGGCAACACAGCAATAGGGAGAAGTGCTCTAACCGCAACCACAACAGGCACAAATTTAGTAGGGATAGGAAACAGAGCTTTAAGGGGTAACACTTCAGGCAATGACAATACAGGAGTGGGGACTGATTCCTTAAGATCGAATATAAGTGGAGGTGCTAATTCTGGAGTTGGGCGTGGAACACTACAAGCGAACACTACAGGTAATAATAACACAGCAATAGGAAGATTAGCTTTATTCGCAAACAGTACAGCTTCTGACAACACATCGGTTGGTAAGTCTTCTTTAACAGCAAACACAACGGGTGCTAGTAATACCGCGCTTGGTTCAAGAGCATTAGGCTCAAACACTACCGCTTCAAACAACACAGCGGTTGGTAGAGATGCTTTATTCGCAAACACCACAGGTGCTTCAAACACAGCGGTAGGTAAATCAGCAGGAGCCGCAGTAACCACAGGCATTCAAAATACCCTTATTGGTGCGCTTGCAGGGGATGCTTTAACTGATGCCGCAGACAACACAGCAGTAGGTTATTCCGCTTTAGGCGTAAACACAACAGGTGCGGGTAATGCCGCGCATGGTTCAAGAGCATTACAAGCAAACACTACCGCTTCAAACAACACAGCGGTTGGTAAAGATGCTTTATTCGTAAACACTACAGGTACTTTAAATACAGCAGTAGGTGCTTTAGCCTTAGATGCTAATACAACTGCTGATAACAATACCGCAATAGGAGGCGCATCTTTAACAGCAAATACCACGGGTTCTCAAAATGTAGGACTAGGCGCTTTTTCATTAAATGCAAATACAACAGGTGATACTAATACAGCAGTTGGTTATGTAGCTTTAGCCGCAAACACCACAGCGGCTGACAACACGGCAGTGGGACACTCTGCTTTAGCTTCAAACACCACAGCCACCCTTAACACAGCAGTGGGTAAATCAGCAGGAGCCGCAGTAACCACAGGCTATGATAACACCCTTATTGGTGGTTTTTCTGGTGATGCTTTAAACGTAGGGCATAGAAATGTTGCGTTAGGACGCAGTGCATTGGGGGCTGATACAAAAGGAAATAAGTCGGTAGCCATAGGCTTTGCAACCCTTAACACACAAAATTTTACATCTGCTACAGACGCATTTAACACCGCAATAGGGTATACGACAGGTTTTGCACTCACCACAGGCGTTGAAAATACCCTTGTCGGTGGCCTTGCAGGAGATGCCTTAACTGACTCAGATAGAAACGTAGCAGTAGGTTATTCCGCTTTAAGTTCTGAAATATTAGGTCAGTACAGTACAGCCATTGGTTGGAACGCTTTAGGCGTACAATCAAACAGTAGTGCGGTAAATGCTCTTAATACCGCAGTAGGCTACAACGCAGGAGCCGCAGTAACCACAGGTGTTCAAAACACCCTCATTGGTGGCCTTGCAGGTGATGCGATTACTACAGCAAGTAACAGCGCGGCTTTTGGATATTTAGCTTTAAGTGCAAATACAACAGGCATTTCAAATACAGCAATCGGTTCAGGAGCCTTACTTAGCAATACAACCGCGGCTAACAACACGGCAGTGGGTGTTAACTCTTTATTAGCAAACACTACAGGTGTTCAAAATACTGCCGTTGGCTCTTTAGCTTTAGACGCTAACACTACAGCTTCTAACAATACAGCCGTTGGTTATTCATCTTTAAGTGTTAATACTACAGGTGCTTCAAATAGTGCTTTTGGTCAAGTATCTTTAGCAAATAACACTACAGCCTCCAACAACACAGCTATGGGTCATCAGGCTTTATTTACTAATACAACTGGAGCTAGCAATACAGCTGTTGGTATGAATGCTTTATTAGCAAACACTACAGGCGCTAACAACGTAGCAGTTGGTTCTTTAGCTTTAGACGCTAACACTACAGCTTCTAACAACACCGCGGTTGGTACAAGTGCTTTAGGCCTTAACACTACAGCCGCTAACAATACGGCAGTTGGTAAGTCTGCTTTAGCCACAACTACAGCCGCAAACAACACAGCGGTTGGTACAAGTGCTTTAGGCCTTAACACCACAGGCACCAAAAACTCAGCTTTAGGCACTTTATCTTTAGACGCAAACACTACAGGGGTTCAAAATACTGGACTGGGATATGCTTCTTTAAGTGGAAACACAACAGCATCTAATAATACGGCAGTTGGATTTCAAACCTTATTTGCAAACACTACAGGTGCTAGTAATGTAGCTATAGGTGTTAATGCTTTACTTGCTAATACTACTGCTAGTAATAATACAGCTCTTGGTCAAGCCGCTTTAAGTGCAAACACCACGGGTTCAATCAATACTGCTGTAGGGATTAGCGCAGGAGCCGCAGTAACCACAGGTTCTAACAACACATTCGTGGGTGGTCTTGCAGGTGACGCAACTACAACCGCGGCTAACAACACAGCCGTGGGTAAAAGTGCTTTAAGCGCCAACACTACAGGTGCAGGAAACACAGCAGTAGGACAAGGTTCTTTACAAGCGAATACTACAGCAAGTAACAACACAGCAGTTGGGTTAGATGCTTTAGTAAAAAATACTACAGGTACTGGTAATGTAGGAATAGGCAGACTAGCATTAAAAGAAAATACCACAGCATCTAACAACACAGCGGTCGGCTTTAATTCTTTAGTCGCAAACACCACAGGTGCAGAAAACGTATCCGTTGGTTCATTTGCTTTAGACGCTAATACAGTTGGGCAAAGAAACGTGGCGATGGGTCATCTATCTCTTTCAGCGGATACCACAGGTAGAAGCTCTGTCGCTATTGGTTGGCATGCCTTGACTTCACAAAACTTTACTGGAAATAATCACACATATAACGTAGCAGTCGGAGAGTCAGCAGGAGCCGCAGTAACCACAGGCATTCAAAACACCCTTATTGGTGGTGTTGCAGGAGATGTGCTAACGGATGCTGACAGCAATGTAGCAATAGGCTTTGCCGCTTTGAGTAGCGACACTTTGGGTAGTAAAAGCGTTGCTATTGGTACTGCTACTCTCAATAACCAAAACTTTACCTCTGCTACAGATTCTTTCAACACCGCAGTAGGACATGAAGCAGGTCTAGCAGTAACCACAGGCGTT